AAAAACATCGGACGAATTACGGATACCACAGTGTGTATCATTCAGAAAGGCAATTTTCATTCTAAAAAGTCACTCAAATCAGAATCTTGGTTTTTACTCTTACGTTTCTGTTTCTCTTCTTTAGCGTATATTTTAATTTGGTTATCGGTTTCCCTAATACGACCAATACGCTGACGGATGGCTTCAACAATGTGTTCTGTTTGGACAAAGTCTTCTTCACCCGCACCCATAAGATCTTCAACATTAACCTTGGACAGGTAAGACATTTTAATGTCCTGTTGTTTTTTCTCTTTGGCAATCCTGCGAAGAAATGCATACCATACAATCTGTGTGAAGTAGGCAAATGCATTAGGTCTGCCAGTACGCGTTGCGGTTTCCAAATTATAATTCAGAATAGCTTTGAGGCAATTTTCAACTCCATCCATTACCATTTCCTCACGGTATGTGTAACGAATAAAGTTTGATTTGTGTGACAGACCCTCAGAAATACGCAGGAAACATTCTGCAATATAGTTAGGTACTATCGGAATTGGATTATTATCTTTCTCTGCTTCTCTTACCAAGGTCACATAATCAACCACGGATTGTGAGAATTGAGCATTATTTACATAATGAACATTTTCCTTTTTGGACATAGTTCACTCCTTTCATTGTGTCTATTATAACACGTATCATTACAAAAGTATATGTGCATTTTCTTAATTTAAGAAAGCATTCATTGATTTACAGCACTCCGAAAGTATGATATAATCCTAATACAATGGTACGGAGGCAGTGGTATACCCTTCTAATGGAAGTGTTTCTTTATTTCTGGATCAATGGTTTCACTATCCAATGCTTCCAACTGATCTTCGGTTACCGTAACTCTATTCTCAGCTACATCCAAAGCATCTTTTACCGCACCGGCATAATGTTCTATCATTTCATCTGATGGATATGCTTCTGCAATAATGTGTGAAGAATTAATTCTCTGTTCATTATCTTCTTGAAAGACCATGAAAGGTCTAAAATAATAATATTTTAAACCACGTTGTTGATCTTCTACATTTAGAATTTTAAATGCATTAACAACAATAAGATCACCATCTTCTGCCCAGGTGACTACCTCACAGATGATTTCATCATTGTTAGTAAGTTTAAGTTGTTTAACTTCCATCATCAATATTTATCTCGTATGTTTTATAATCAAAATTTTCATTCTGATACATTTTCAACCTTTCAGCTGAGTGTAACAAACAGAAATTCTTTCGAGACCTAATGGATAAATCATCCGTTATATCGAATAATTTTGTAACTCTACCATCATCAGATTTTCTTAGTCCACGTCCAATACTTTGAAGAACTCTAATCTGTGATTTGGATGGAGATGCAAATATAATATTATGTAGGTTCCTAATATTTATACCAGTAGAAAATGTACCCATGGATGCGACAATAATTGCATCTGTTTGTTTCTCTGTGATTTTACGAATTGCTTCTCTATCGGCAGTCTCTGTCTGACCTGAGACAAAAAATACTTTCCTATCTTCATGTGCCTTGGCTCTTATTATATCATAAAGAACCTTACCATGTTTCTCTACATACTGGAATAGCACCAATGTGTTACCTGTTTGATCTACTGCTAGGTTTCTAATGAGTGTATTTCTTTTCTCATTGGTAACGACAAAATCAATTTCATCTTGGTATGTTAACCCATTGCATGCTTCTCTACTTGTTTTACTATAGTTTAAAACAAGTCTGGTGATTGCCAATTTAGCAAGTGTATCATTATCTTGCAACGCACGTGTTGTGGTTACCTTAAATACACGGCCAAACAAACCTTGTAGGACTAATTCATGTGTGAGTGAACCATCCAATGTACCTGTGGTGCCAAATCGGTATTCTGCTTCGGTACACTTTTCCATAATCGTAGTAAGTGATTTGGATTTAAAGCCATGACACTCGTCACCAAACACAGCGCCAAATTGTGAGAACCAATCTAATGGAAACTTATAGATTGATTGCCATGTTGACACATATACCCTTGCTTCGGCATTCTTATCTCGGCCAGAGTAGATTCTATGTACTTCATTCTTAGCATCAAATGAATCATTAGTTGCATAGTCATTAAAATCACCATACATCTGCTCAACCAATGAGGTCGTAGGTACAATGACCAGGACTCTTTTATCAGAGTTGGCAAGAAACCAACGAAGCAATGTGTAGATAATTAATGATTTACCCGAGCCAGTGGGTGATACCAATATGCCTTTCTTTTTATGGATTGCATTGCATACAGCATCAAACTGATAATCTCTAATTGGAAATGGCAGATTAATACTTTGGACAAAATCCATTATATCCAAAGGCAGTACTTTATTTGCCGATTCTGGTGGCCCATAATCACTATCGTGTTGGTCTAATTCATACTCTCGTTGCTCACAAAATTTGAGTAAATGATAAAACAACCCACCTGGTAGTGTACCAGTGCGCGCATTGTATAGACGGATTTTACCATCCCATACTCTATTCTTAAATGCTGGCATAAATTTATACCCCGGCACAAAGAATGAGAAATACTCATTTAATTCAGCGGCAATACCAGGGTCACATTGTAGGACCATGGTAGCATGATTTAACTTCCAGATTGAAATTTTTTCCATTCAATAATGTTCTTCACTGTTTGGTGTCGCCACTTAATATTTTCTATGATCTCATGTAAAGTATCTATAACGGTCTTATAATACTGGATTTTCTCTTCTGATTTCTGAATGTCTGGATCTGAATCATAATAATAATCCATCTCACCTTTCAAGACTTTTAAGCCGTTGAATGGATCCAATGCCCAGTCCTTTTCTTTAATTTCCTCTGGCGATAGCTTGCCATTATAGTATAACCACTTGTCTTTCAGTAGTTCTTTTTGCTTAAACTCTGAACGCTTAAGCATTAACTTATAGTTAGAGGAGAGTGTGAGATATTTTGCGTGTAGTTTAGGAGACTCTCTCGAAGCCTCATCTAAACGCATATCATTAATTTGGCAGTCGTCTGCCCACTGAGAAAGAATCTCTTGTAGATCTAACATGATATAGTTCCATTTCAATTATAATGTAGTTGATACTGTGAATGACTCAGTAATTGCACCTGTCGTTTTATTTATATTCAATAATTCAAAGTAAGTGAATCGGAAAGAAGCAGCAAAGGTAACAAATTCATTGCCCGCAGCAGTTGTTACCAATTGAATATCACCCAATGAAGTAGGTACACAATCCAAATAACGAATTTGCTTTGTAACATTATTTGCACTTGATAACATATGTAATGTTATATCTGCATATGTTGGTGCGGTATCACTTGCTCTATTGAGAGGTGACACTGGATTTGTATCCAATAATCTACGGATCCAATTATACATTTCTGCATAAGAAGTCATATCCTCATCAAGGATAATATTTGCCGTTAGTTCATTGAACGTCAATTTATCACCAGCAAATGGAATGCCAGCAATCTTCCTAAAAGGTACTTCGACTGAGTTTAATATCATACCTGGATGGGTAATGCTTTGACAAAAGAATTCCAGATTCGGATAATTCTTTCGATCAAGACTAATCTTAAACGAAGTAGGTTGTAGGTAATTAATATTAGTAGTAAGTGCCATATAATCTATTTATACTTTATAGCATATAAAAAAAGGGATCCGAAGATCCCTTTAAAGGCCCAGTGGACTGGGCTCTTATTATACCAAGAATTAAGCGAGGATGTTATCAACGCGGAAGATTCTGTAGTATTGGTTGGTACGAACAGTAGCCAAACCAGAGGCAGCAGTAGCGCCAACGAATGGGTTTGAAGCCATACCGTAGCGAGTCTTGAAGCCAATCTTGGGTTGGAAGGTGTCCTCACCAACAGCACGGACCATGGTCAATGGAACGTATGGGCAGTAGAACAAGCCAGCGTCGTAGGGGTTAGTACCCTTGTAACCAACGGTAACGTAGTCAGCAGAAGCATAAGGATCGATATAGACCTTTGTGCGACCGTTCAACACACCAGCGAAGGTGTTACCGGTGTCATCAACTTGCAAGTTGGTAGACATAGCAGGAGCGTAGTCCAACATACCT